GTAATCGGGTCGTAGTTGTCAGGAACGTCCACAATCAGGCCTCGCAGGTGATAGGTGCGGCTTGGGGTGTCCCTGTACTGGTCACGATCAATCACTGCACCGGCAATAGCCGAAAACGGGTAGTTCAGGTTGTCGTCAGTAATCTGACTGTAGCTGTTCCAGATAGTACCGTTGGACAGCAGGTCGCCGTTGCTGTCCGGTGTGATACGGCGAACGCGGATATCGAAAGGTTTCGTTGTCGGCGCATCGATAACGTGCGCCTCAAGATATTCGCCAGAGATTTTCCCGGTGATAGTGACCACTTTTTGCTGAATGAATGCCCCGCCGGCAACGCGGGTTTCGATCACCATCGTCACAGAGGTATTTTTCTGGTTCCCTTTCGTGTCCTGCTCGACCAGCCCCGTCACACCGATATTCAGCCGCACGCGCGTGACG